CTGGAAGGGTCAGGCGGGAACCTTAATGAAGCTAAAGTAGCAGTTGAAGGGCTTACTACTGCTCTGAGCGATCCGCGTGTGCAGCAGGCGTTTGGCACGATGGTGGCAGGCGTCCTAAATCTTGCGACCGCAGCAGCTAATGCGCTTCCTGATCTTGTTGCGTTCACCAACTGGGCTGCTGATTCGCTAGGCGCTGCATTTGGTGGCGCTGCGATTGGCGACATGATCCGCCTAGAAGCCGAGATGGACTCTCTAAATGAGAAAGTCAAGACGCAGCAGATGCTGCACGGCAAGGGCGTTCCCGAATATCTGCAAGTCCAGATTGATGCGACGCAGGAAAAGATTGACCGCACGCGCGAACTTGCTGATATGGAATCAGAGCGGGCGCGGGCTGCTGCTTATGATATTGAGCTTGCCAAACAGCAGGCAACAGTTACCGGCACGGTAACGACAGCAACTAAGACGCTGACGACAGAAGAAGAGCGTGCCGCAGCAGCCAAGGCGGCGGCACGCGCAGAATCCAAAGCCAAAGCAGAAGCACTAAAAGCCGAGAAAACCGCCACCGACGAGCTGCTAGCGAAACAGCGCGAAGCCGTGCAGCTTGCAGAAGCCTCGCAAGCATTCCGCGACCAGCAGCAAACGCGACTTGGCACGGCTGACCCGATGGTTGGCGAGCAGCAGCGGTACGCCAAAGAGCTGGAAGAGCTGCGCCTACTGAACGCCGCCAAGCTGATCGAGGATCAACGCTATCTCGACCTGAAAGCACAGGCAGAAGCCGCGCATGACGTAACTATGGCTGCAATGCAGGAAGAAAACTTTCGCCGCCAAGATGCTGCAAACGAACTGCTTATGGCATCTCTTGACCAGTTGCAGCAAGGCGCCACTAACGCGCTTGTTGGGCTTGTAACTGGCGCCAACAACAGCGAAGAGGCCGTGCAGCAATTAGCCAGCTCGATCCTTAACGAAGCCGTTGGCGCGCTTGTGCAAATGGGCGTGCAGTACGTCAAGAATATGATTATGGGGCAAGCCGCGCAGACCGCAGCAACTGCCACAAGTGTTGCCGCCGGGGCTGCAACTGCTGCCGCGTGGATCCCTGCTGCTGCTGCCGCGTCTATTGCGTCTTTCGGCGGCGCCGCTGCGTCCGGCTTGGCCGGCATGGCTGCTGCAATCCCAGCAATGATCGGCCTTCTTTCATTCGACGGCGGCGGCTTCACTGGCTCAGGTTCGCGCACTGGCGGCATGGATGGCAAAGGCGGGTTTCCTGCCATGCTGCACCCTAACGAAACCGTCATTGACCACACCAAAGGCCAAACAACTGGCGGTGCTGCCGTGACTGTAAACGTGATCGAATCAAACGAAAAAGCCGGCACACAAGAAAAAACAACCGCCGCAGATGGTAGCGAATCGGTAAACGTGTTTGTTGCTGATATTTACGGCGATGGCCCGCGATCCCGCGCACTACAAAGCGCATTTGGCTTGAACAGGAGCGGTCGATAATGCCCATTAACTACCCGGCAGGATTGCCGCGCCCGGTACAGTCTGGCTATGGGCTGCAAACTGTTAGCCCGATGATTCGCACGACTATGCAGTCAGGTCGCGCACGTCAGCGGCGCACATTTACAGGAGTTCCGCAGTCGGTGTCCGTATCGTGGATTATGACAGAGCAAGAGGCGCAGCTGTTCGAAAACTTCTTTCAGGAGTCATTGATTGATGGTTCTGAGTGGTTCTTTGCCGACCTGCAAACCCCGTTAGGCGTAATGCCGTATGAGTGCAGGTTCACAGATATCTATCAAGGGCCGTCGCTGATTGCGTTTAACAAATGGCAGTTTAGCGCAACGCTCGAAACCAAGAAGCGCAATACGCTTGAGGGCGGCGACTGGGCAATAATCATGCCAGGCCTTATACTTATGTCAGACATTTTTGATATTGCAATGAACGAGGCAAGGCCAAGAGCATGACAATTTATAATACCGGCAACCCTACTCCGTCCGTAGATGCTCGTGATCTAAACGACAACATGATTCACATGGAAGAGTTCGCACTGAGCGAGCTTGACTATGGCCCTGATCGTTTTGGCGTTAACAGGCTAACAATGCAAGGCATCCGCAACGCCTCGCAGTATGTAGACCTTGGTCCGTATGCTGCCGGCTTGGTGTTCACCTCGCGCAATCAGGTTTTTAGCTATAACCCTGGCGCCGGAGCCGAATTCTATTCGCCTGGCCCGGCTATCACTCTGCCCTATACGACCACGGGTGCCGGCGCTGGTGAGATCGCGAACTTCCGTAGCGTCGGTGATGCGATGCTGCGCGCCGACCTAGCCGCAAGCAGCGGTTCGTCCTTGGTTGGCTTCCTACAGTACGGGACCGACGCCGAAGAAAGGACCACGCAAGATAAGCTCCGGGAGAATATTTCTGTCCTTGATTTTATGACCCCTGCGCAACTTGCGGACTCTCTCCTACCGGTCCCGCTGCTCGACCATGGGCCCGCTTTTATCGCCGCGATAGATGCCGCCGCAGGATCGGGTCCCGTGAGAGGTACGCGGGTCTTGGTCCCCGGAGGGCGAAACTATAGATGTTCAAGTTTTACCGTTAGAAACGGGATAGAGTTGGCGGGCGAGCGCCGCGCAATACCGGATTTTTACGACACCCAACAAGGCGTTACGGCATCCGCCATCCAGCTGATACCCGGAAGTACCATTACCCTCGGCGTCGGCAACAGTTTGACAGGGCTTACAATTTTTCCGGCAGGCTTGAGCGGAAGGCAGAACGCGGCCGCCGTGGCTTCCTGGGCGGGAACTGCTATTACTGTGCCCGGCGATGGGTGCAGCATATCTGACTGCGTGATCTACGGGTTTAACTACGGTATCGATGCCACGAGTCATAGCCGCCTGCGGCTAACCGATGTTCTAATGGACTGCAAGAACGGTGTACGGCAGTCTGGCAGCTATGACATTAGTTACTACACCCGCGTTCATTGCTGGCCGTACACCAGTCAAGGGGCCGGGCTTGTACCAGCGGACAATATCCGCCCGGGTACAGGCATCGAACTGTTTGATATCGGGGACTGGACGAAGTTAACCGACTGCTTTACATATGGGTACGAAAGGGGCATCCGTATGTACCGCGTAAGCGGGTGCACTTTAGTCTCCTGCGGGACCGATAACGTCCCCGGTTTGGCGCCGACCTCACGCGGGATTAGCGTAGAGGGTGTCGCACAAGGCGGAGAGATCCGAATTATTGCTCCACAGTGCGCAGCTAATGGAACCGGTATCTACATCGACGTTACTGGCGGGTTCCCTACAACAGGTAATGTTTTTATTCTTCAGGCAGACATATGGGCCTGTGTTAATAACGCTATCGTGCTAAATAGCGGATCAGGGTTATTTGTAACCGGTGGGCATATCCGCGACACACCGCAAGGCATCGTGATAAACAACGGGAGCGCCTTCGGGAGGATAGCGGGTGTCCGCTTCGCAAACGATGTTGACGGGGATTGCATCCAGTACGCAGTATCGAACGATAATTTCAGGATATCTGAGTGCGTCCTGCAGTCCGGGGGAACCGGTAGATTAGAGACTGTTGGGAAAACTGCGAGTAGTGTCGCCTCTGCCGCCGCACTGGTTATATCGCAGTGGACCGATTATCAGGTCGTGAGTGGTAGCACCACCATAACCTCTATCCTCTCGACAAACTCTAACGTTGGCCGGGAAGTAACGCTGCGCTCCTCATCTGGGGTTACTTTTACCCATAGCGCGAATCTCGTCCTTAAGGGTGCCGTTAACGCGGTTCTTTCGGCGGGAAACTCCCTTACTTTAGTTTACGGCGGTAACAACATCTGGCGTGAAGAGGGCCGGAACTTTTGACCATCCTCAACGACTACTACGCAAGCGGTGGTCCTGACGTTCGCCTGTTCACGTTGGAGCTAACCTGTCCAGCGTGGACTGCGCCGATCCTGATCTGTAACGGCTTCACCGATCAGACGTGCGTAACGGAGGATATGCGCCCGCTGACGTTCATCGCGGCGGCCATCGACGTGGCCTTGCCGAAAAAGGACAGCCGTGGCGCCCAGTCGATGACCATCGCGATCGACAACGTGAACGGCGAAGCGCAGGCCAAAATCGACGAGGCGATGACCGCCGAGGCTAGGGTATCCGCAACGCTGCGCACTTACCTGCTCAGCGATCTAAGCGGCCCGGCTGAAGCGCCCTACCACATGACTGTGCAGGACGGCTCAATCGAGCAGCTAGCAGTCCAGTTACAGGCCGGGTTCTTTGACCTGATAAACGTGGCATGGCCTCGGTTGCTGTACACGACCGAGAACGCGCCGGGGTTGCGCTACCTGTGACAGACGACTGGCTAAACGCCTACCTCTTCGCGCGCTACGTTGATGGCGCGAGGGGCGAAGGCGGCGCGTTCGACTGCTGGGGCTTGGTGCGTGAGGTCCGCCACAAGATCTACGGTAAGCGTCTGCTGCCAAGCTGGGGGGCGATTCGTAACACCATGCCCCGCGAGTTCACCAAGGCCTACGAATCCGAAGCCGCAAGCATGGAAGTCTGCGAGCCTGAGCTTGGCGCCATTGCTGCCGTATTCACTGGTCGTCTGATGCTGCACGTCGGCGTCGTGGTAGAATTGGAAGGCCGATTAGCCGTGCTGGACATAAACGAAAAGTCCGGCGCAAGATGGCAGCGCATACCCGCCTTTGAGGCGCCATTTTCTAAGGTGGTCTATTACCGTGACAGTCCTAGTATTCCCGAGCCAACTTGAAGGCGAGCCGCTAGAGCGGCATGAAACCTTTGCGCCGCAGACTGTCGAGGCGTGGCTATCGACCAGTGTCCAGAAGTTCGAGCGCCGCGAATCGCCGCCGATCACTATTACGATTAACGGCGCTACTGTTGCGCATGACGACTGGGCGCTGACAAATTTCCGTCCAGAAGACACTGTGCGCATTTACCCGCAAGCCAAGGGACTGGAGACGGTATTCCTGGCCGTGCAGGCCATGGCCGCGCTGACGTTTATCACCGGGCTGTTTATGCCAAAAATCCCAACCCTGAATAACAAGGGTTCGGCATCCGGTGAACGGCTGGCCAGTTCTGCGCCAAAGGGAAACGTAGCCGCACTAAACAGCCCGGTCCGCGAAGTGTCCGGCAACCGGCCTTTCTACCCCGACTATCTGCTGCCCGCCCACCGCTACTTCGTCAGCCCCCGCGAGCAAGTAATCGAGCTTATGCTCTGCCTGGGAGTGGGGGAGTTTGACGTAGGGCCTGAGAACGTAGAGATCGGAGACACGCCGGCCATCGCCTTGGGCGCTGACGCAGAAATAAATTTCTTCGGCCCTGGAGAATCCGTAGCCAGTCGGCCGGAGGCGGTATGGTGGCACAGTGCTAAGGAGGTCGGCAGCACGTCCGCCGGCACTGCGGGCTTGACGCTTACCGTTACGACCGAAGTCGACCCCGTGGCCACCGCGTCCAGTTACGTTTTCAATACCTTCAGCATCTCGATCCCCAGCGGTGCAGGCACATTCCCTGCGGGCTGGGCTGCCGGCATGATCGCGCGTATCGAAGTGCCCTACGGCTACACCGTCACCGAGGGCGGAGTGGGCGTGCGTGACATCATCACCGGGGACATCGCGGCGCTAGGATTCGTGCCCGGCGGCCTGATCGAGATCATCGGCGAAAACGCCGGCTTGTACATCGTCGACACGGCGACGGCTACCGACTTAACCCTGAACTGGCGCAACGGCGACCCTGTAACCACGCTGACCACTGGCCCCAGGCAGATGGGTATCGGCTTCGACGGCCTGCGTTACCGCTTGACCGCTGGCAGCACCAGCGCGATCAGCGTCGAGCGTTTGGACGATACCGGCGCTACGGATACCGGGTGGACGGGATTCCCCGTACTGACAACCAGTAACGCCAGCATTGTGCTGGACGAGAGCAGCGCCGAAGGCAACTGGCTAGGGCCTTACGCGGCTTGCCCGACGGGAGCGACCACGGACACCCTGGAGGTCGACTTCTTTTTCCAAGGGGGCTTGGCCATCGTCAGCCAGCGCAACGGAAGCGTTGACCCGTACTCCGTGACCGCCGAAGTCCAATACCGGAACCTCGACACGGCCGGCGCGTGGTCGTCCGCGACTTTCACTTACACGCAGACGACGCTTGATCAGATCGGATTCACCCAGCAGATCGCAATCGGCAGCAGCTACCGGCCGGAAGTGCGGGTGCGCCGCATCGGTGCCAAGTCGACGAAGACCAACGTCCAGGACGGCGTTCAGTGGTATGGGTTACGCGCGAAGCTCGCCGCACCAACCAGTTACCCGAAGTTTACGACCCTTGCACTAACCGTGAAAGGTGGCGACCGCATCGCCTCACAGTCCGAGAGCCTCGTCAGCATCGTTGGCGCCGTTCGCAAGCTGCCGATCTGGAACGGCACAAGCTGGAGTGCACCAACTGCAACACGCAGCATTGCGCAGTGGGTGGCGTATATCGCTAAGTCTGTCGGATACACCGATGATGATCTAGACCTTGCAGAACTTAAGCGCCTTGGTGATATATGGGACGCCCGAGGTGACTATTACGACGACGCTATCAACGACAGGACAACAGTCAAGGCTGCGATAAACGACGCTCTGGCTGCTGGTTTTGCTGAGCTTACCGTTAATCGCGGACTGATAACGCCAGTGCGTGACGAGCCGCGAACCGTATTCGAGCAGGCATATAGCCCGCAGAACATGACTACGCCACTGGTGCGCCAGTTTTCTTCGAGCGACGTTGACGACTTTGATGGCGTTGATGTTGAGTACTTCGACGCAATCTCCCGCCAGTGGACGCTGGTCGAATGTCGCTTACCAGGCGATCTAGGCCAGCGAGTCGAGAAAATGCGTATTGCTGGCGTGACCAGTCGCACAAAAGCATGGCGCATCGGTATGCGCAGACGCCGTGCGCAGCGGTATCGTCGCTGGATTTACAAATACGATACCGAGCTAGACGCAATGAACAGCGGCTATCTGTCTTATGTGCCGTTGCTGGATGACGTGCCGGGGTATGGGCAGAGTGCTATCTTGGTCGGTTATGCGGTATCTGGTGGCGGCGCAATTCTTGAATCATCTGAGCCGCTAGACTGGTCGGCTGGTGGCGAGCATGTTGTTGGTTTGCGCCGTCCAGACGGCACGCTGAGCGGCCCGTTTACCGCCACGCGAATTGACGACTATCGGCTGTCGATTGCATCATTGCCAGACTTTACGCCGTCGCTTGATACGTCAGCCGAGCCGCCACACATCTACTTCGGCCCGCTTGTGCGCTGGTGTTATCCTGCGTTAATTACCGAGGTTTCGCCAAGCGGGCAGGTTGGGTGTAGTGTTTCTGCGATTAACTATGATGGGCGTGTTTATGAGGATGACGATAACTCGCCGCCATAATCAATGAACCGTTTCTGCCGGCTCATCGTCCGGCAGATTACGCTCGCTGGTAGTTAATGAATTGTCGGCTTCGTCTGGTATTGGCTTATATCAATCTCTTGGACGATTTCGTCTTCTGGCAGATCGCGTTCGGCTTCAATGTGCCACGTTTCGCCAACGCACTCTGACGTGATATTGAATCCGCCTAGAATCAGTTCATCCATGATGCAAATTGCTGATGATTCGTTGCCGGTGATGCAGATGGTTATTTTTTGCTTATTCATTTAATTGGCTTCCTAATTTCCTGAAATCCGCCGCAAATAGTGCATTCAAGGACACCGAATGACTGGTAGAACACGGCTCCGGTATTGGTTCGCTTGTGGTCGCAAAGGCATAGTCGAGGCGTACCCGTTGATAAATGCCTTTTGATGCTCAGTAGAGCGGCCTCTGACAATTTCAACTGGCAAACCCAGCAAGCGCGCTGTTTGCCCCGCAAGGTAAATCGGTCCCACCTGCTATAAGCCCTGTAACGTAATCCGCGCACGCAACCATATAGGCCGTGCGTGCTTGCCGATATTTAAACGCATTCGTGCCAACACTATCGTGCTCGCTATGATAGTAATTGTACTGCGCCAGCAGCATCGCTTCTAGCATTTCCTTTAGGTTCATCGTCTGGCCACTCAATTTTAAAGATTGACGGGGTTAGGTTGCTGTCGAGAATACTGCGCGCGACAATTTGTGCGTCTTTTCGCGTATCCCGCCAGCATACAAGCGCTGGCAGACCCTTGCCGCGCTGAATGAACACGCCGAAAGTCATTCTGACGCGCTCAGTTCAAGCGCGACCATCATACCAGCCGGCAGAACAGAAAGTCCGGGCAGCCATGGCGAGAACTCTACGAAGCCTGAGGCTAGGATGCACAGCGCGATTGCTAGCATGTACCAGTTTTGTTTTTTGTGGTCGGTTTTGGTTGACCACCATAGGCGTAGGTTTTTCATTTTGGCGGCTCCGGGAGTGGTTGCCAGTGAGTAGGTGTAATCATCTCTGCTGTTCCAAACCAAAAGCTATTGTGATGCCATGCTACGTCGCATTCATCGCCGTGATATGTCAGCACTGGCGTATCCTCTTCCGGCAACCGCTCATCAACATTAATCCATCCACTCATTTCCGCTCACTCCGCTGTGTATGTGTACGCCATATACTAGACAACACCATCCACCACGTCAAACTTTTTATTCCTGATATACTGTATAAAACTGGCACGGAACCTGCATAAATGAAAATCAGCCCAAAAGGCTTGGCAGTCATAAAACAGTTTGAAGGCTTGCGGCTTGCTGCCTACAAATGCCCTGCCGGCGTTCTGACTATCGGATACGGCAGCACTGGCGCGCACGTTAAGCCAGGGATGACGATTACCGCACAGGAAGCCGAGCGCCTGCTGCTGGACGATATTTCACGCTTTGAGGTAGGCGTGCAAGAGGTTATCAAGCAACCGCTAACACAAGGCCAGTTTGACGCCTTGGTGAGCTTTTCGTTTAACGTCGGGCTAGGTGCGCTGCGAGAATCTACGCTGGCCGCAAAACTGAAAGCCGGCGACGTTACAGGCGCGGCTAATGAGTTCGCGCGGTGGAACAAAGCAGGCGGAAAAGTACTGCCGGGGCTGGTAAAACGTCGGGAAGCAGAACATGACTTATTTGTCGGCGCTTAAATACGGCGCACCATTCCTAGCCGGCGTCATGCTAACGCTGCTCTGGCACGGCTTTGTTATGCGTGGCGTAGAAAACGATCAGCTAACCATGCAAGTCGTGCAAGCCGAGCAGAAAATCGTCTACATAGATCGTGAGGTTAAATCCAATGACGACAACACATCTCAATACCTGGCCGATCTGGATAAAGCGCGCAAAGAATCGGACAGCCTGCGCGCTGGTCTTGCTGCTGGCAGTGTTGCTATCCGGGTGTGCCGCGCAGACGCAACCACAGCCATCGTGCGAGCTGATAGTGCCGGCGCACTTGCAGAAGCTACCGCCGCCGATAACGCCAAGCTTGAAAGAATTGTTGTTGGTCTACTAGAGCACGCAGAACGCAATGACGCATGGATGAAATCGGCGCACGAGTTTATCAATCGGAAAAGATAAGGCCCGCGATGTGCGGGCCTTGTTTGTTAACGGCAAAGCGTTACTTGTGCCACCAGTTCGCATACGACGCTGCACGCTGGATCGTATTAACATGCACGCCATACTCAGCAGCCAACACACGATGCACAGTCGTCGGCGCACGCTTTCGAATATCCGAAACAATCTCCGCCGTTAGCTTTGCGTGCGGAAGTTCGTTTCCGCGTGCCGGGTTTATTGCTGCGGCCATCAATCAACAACCTTAACAAACACGCCATCCTGCGACAAATAGCCTTTACGGTCTTTGATATCATTCAACGCCTGCGCAGCGCATTCATCCATGGTCAATCCTTTCATGTTTGCGATGATGCACAGGACTACAAAGCAATCGCCAATGTCATCTTTTACGCAATTGCCCTTGGCGATGTTGTCCGCCAGCTCGCCAACCTCAGACACTAGCTTTGCGAACTGTGCCAGCGCCGTACTGTTTTGCAGAATTTGGCGATCTTCTGCCCATTTTAGAATGTTGTTTTCGTAGTGGTTTAGCATGTTTGTTCCTTGGTGATGCGCCAGGGGTTTAGGCTGGCGCGGAGTGGTTATGCTAGGAAGTGGAGCGGACTGAAGGGAATATCGTCATCGACCGCCCCGTAACCGGCTGATGCAACAGCAGTCGGCGCTGCTGGCTTAGTCGCCGCCTGCTGCTCTTTCCGCTCATACTTCATCGACATAAACTTGCCTTTCGCGCCTTCGCGAATCCAAGCCGAAACCCAATACTGCACGCCTTCAATCTCTGCGCTACCCTTGTAGTCTGGCCGCTTTTCGTTATCGCCCTTGTCATTTTTGAACAGGACGCCGCTCAGGTTGTTGTCATATTCAGCCATTTAAAAAACCTCTTCTTCTGTTGTGGTTTGTGTTTCTGTTGGCGCGCTAATCGCCGCTACCTGATCGACGGTCAGAGTGCCGATGGTCGCGCAGTATGCCAGAATGCGCTCGACTGTGGATTTACCAGTGGCAATAGAGTCGCGCATTTTCGGCAGGTCGGCTGCGAATTTATCTGCCGGGTATGGCGTTACAGGCGCGACTACAGGCGGCGTAGTTTCCAGGCGTTTAACCGTATGCGCCACCCGCTTGCCACGCTTGGCGGTAAGCATAAACGTCACGTCGCTAGGAATGTCGCTGGCGTGGCTGATCTTGATTCCGCCTGTTTTGTCCTTACCAAACGTCACTTCAGGATCGCAGTACAGCGTCAGCGAGCGTCCCACCCACTTGCTCATATACTCGCCATACATTCCAGCCAATACGCGGCGCATCGACTTTGACGGCTTGTACGGGCGCCCAGGATGTCCGCTGATACCGAGCACGACCGGCTGGTCGCTAGCCAGCAGCTTCTGTGACTCAATAACCACTGTGATCGGTCCGACCAATAAGTCGTCTGCGTTGATTTGGTCAGACTTTGGCATGATCGTTTGCAGCATGCTTTCTTCTGTCATTTTCTTTACTCCTCTGAAATCAGTGTTTCATCAATGTCGTCTGAGTCGGTGAACATGTAAGACGGCAGACAGATCGTCTTGCGGGCCGATTTTATGCCCGGCCAGTCGTTACTGTCTAGGCATTTCGCGTATAAATTTAGGTCGGCTCGGTATTCCTTACGGCCAAGCTCTATCGACTCTTCGTCTATGTCGAATACGCAGCTAGCGTGCGGCATAAACTCTTCTACGGCTAGAAAGTCAAAAGCCTGCAACGGCTCTCCAGTCGCCCACAACCACACGTCAGAATAGAAGGCCGCCTGCACATAATAGCGATAACTTGCGATAGACCTGCCTAGCTGACGGTCTCGTATGTCTTGCGTTTTCTTTAGATCTAGCGCCCGTCCGCTGTCGGTCAGCAGATCGAAACGGCAGCGAACAATAACGCCTGTTTCAGGATCTACAGCAATAACAGATAGCTCTGTCTTGTGCGGTTGTTCAAAATATTCACGGGCGTCATCATTGCTACGGCAGCTTTCCTGCATTCCTGCCACTTGGTCGGCCTCTGTTCCGCTTAGCACGTGCTCAGAACCCCATACGGCAACGGCCTGCTTGTATTCGCTTTTGCGGCGGTCGGTTACGTTGCGCAGCAGCATATATTCAGCAGCAAACCGCTCAGGCTCTAGAATGGCAGTATGAATAGCGGTTCCTACTTCCATGGCGCGGGTCGGCGTTTTCTTCGGCGCATAAAAATAGTGCGCAGGACTGCGATTTATCAGGTCTAGCCCTGACTTACTGATCGAATCATGCGCATGGTAGTCAGCGTTCGACAGTTCGGCGCTGGTGTAGATTCCGGGTTTCATTCTTTTTGCTCCGTTACGTTGATTTGCGTTGCCATCGTCTAGTGCTGGGGGTTATGGTGTCAACCTATTTCTAACCGCAGGAGTAAAAAACATGCTGACGCTTAGGCCGTACCAAGAAGACGTTATCAACGACACACGAGAGGCGCTGCGAACGCATCACAGTGTGCTAATGCAAGGCCCGACCGGAATGGGTAAGACTGCCATCACCGTATTCATGATGGGTCGCGCCGCCGCGCAAGGTAAGCGCGCCTATTTTCTGGTGCATCAGAACGAGCTGTTGAGCCAGACCAGCAAGGCGCTCTGGCGGCAACAGCTTGAGCACGGGATGATCGCCAGCGGTAAGGCTCGCAGCACGCAGTTTGCCCAGGTTGCCAGCGTGCAGACGTTAGTGCGGCGCATGGATCAATACAAAGAGCCGGATCTAATCATTATCGACGAAGCGCACCGATCGGCGGCGAAAACGTACCAGACTATAATCGAGCGCTGGCCTAATGCTCGGGTGATCGGCCTGACAGCTACCCCGCAGCGCACTGACGGCAAACCGCTTGACGTTATGTTTGATACGCTGGTGATCGGGCCTTCTATCCGTTCGCTTATGGATGCCGGCTATTTGTGCGATTACGATATTTTCGCGCCGCCTATCGGTATCGACACGTCGTCAGTTAAGAAACGCATGGGTGACTTCGATAGTCACGACCTGGAAATCGCCGTAGATAAGCCGTCGATCACTGGTGACGCAATCCAGCACTATCTAAAGCATGCCAACGGCAAGCGCTGCGTCGTAATGTGCGTGACGATCAAGCACGCCAAGCATGTGGCAGACCAGTACAGCGCTGCTGGAATTCCTGCTGCTGTTATTGAAGGCGCTATGACTAACATCGAGCGCGAAAAAATAATTGCAGACTTCGAGTCTGGAAAGCTGCTAGTCGTGACTAACGTCCAGCTTCTAGTCGAGGGAGTCGATTTGCCAGCCATCGAGGTCGTCCAATGGCTGCGCCCCACCCAATCTCTCGTCGTTTACATGCAAGGCAACGGGCGCGGCTTACGGCCTGCACCGGGTAAGACTTCGCTTATCATTTTTGACCATGTTGGCAACTGTCTGCGCCACGGGCTGCCTGACGATGACCGCGAATGGTCGCTAGCTGGCAAAGAAAAAGGAAGCAAGAAGAAATCCGCTGACGACGAGGTGAAGGTTAAGCAGTGCGAATCGTGCTATGCCGTGTTTCGTCTAGGCCCGCCAGTTTGCCCGCATTGCGGGGCGTCCGTTGCTGGCGCTCAGCGCGAACTAGAAGTAATCGAAGGCGAGCTACAGAAAGTCGACAAGGTAGCGATACGCAAGCAGCAGCGACAGGAGCAGGGTCAAGCGCGTACGCTAGGTGATCTAGTAGCGATTGGGGTTCGCCGTGGCATGGGTCGACCAGCAGAATGGGCGGCGATTACGCTAGCGGCGCGGACTGGCAAGAAGCCAGATAGTGCGTCGTTTGAAGCAGCTCGCAAAGAATTGAAGCGGATAAATGAGGCTGCGCGATGAAAGAGACTGACATCATGCGATCCTGCATGCTTGCCCTGTCAGGGGCCGGCTGCCTGATCTTTCGTAACAACGTGGGAACACTGAAAAACCAGGCTGGCATCCCAATAAAATTCGGTCTATGCGTGGGCAGCTCTGACCTAATCGGAATCGCGCCGTCTGGTCAGTTCCTCGCAATCGAAGTCAAAACGACTACCGGGCGCATACGGCCAGAGCAAACGCGGTTTATTGAAGCTGTCCGCGCAAAAAATGGCATCGCCGGTATTGCCCGTTCGCCAGCGGATGCACTACGCTTGCTGGCCGATCAATTACAGAGTCCGTCAACATGACAAAACCTATCTCATGGTACGCCGTGCGCATGGTCGAGCGTTTCGGCATGCATGTTATCCCGATTCAGACTAAATCGAAGCTGCCAGTGCAAAACGACTGGGGGCATAACACGCTGTCGAGCGCCGCTGCCGCACGCGAATACTTCGACGCACATCCGACTCAAAACATCGGCCTTGCACTTGGTCCGTCTGGTTTCTGTAGTCTCGACATCGACTGCATGGATTCATTCAAGATGATCTGCGATAACTTTGGCATTGATCTTGCAGAGCTAATTGCCAGCACGCCAACCATTCGCGGGGCATCGAAAGGGTGCCGGCTTATGTTTCGCGTGCCTGCCGGCGCAACGCTTCCTTACCAGAAGCTAAACTGGAAGCGCGAAAACGACGCCGGCAAATCCTTCACCGTGTTCGAGCTGAGATCCGCGACAGACGATAAACAGCGTTATGACGTGCTACCGCCGTCTATCCACCCGGACACATTGCAGCCTTATGTATGGGTGACACAGCCTCGCGATGACTGGCCAGAGCCTCCGCGCTGGATGCTTGCCATGTGGGCAGACTTCGCCAAGTTCAAAGGCCAGATGCAGGACATGTGCCCGTGGGCTATAAAACAGCCTGAGCCGTCGCCAGTTACGCGCAACCACGCGCAGGCCAATACCGGAACGTCTGTTATCGAATCGTACTGCGACGCGCACCCGCTTGACGCTGAGCTGCAAAGATACGGGTACAAACAGGTAGGCAAGCGTTATCTGTCGCCGCACTCTGGAACGGGGCTGCCTGGCGTGCTGATTTTCCCGGATGGCCGGTCTGCCTGGAACAATCACGCCAGCGATCCGCTGTGCTCTGAGGATAGCGGCAAGCCAATCAATTCGTTTGATCTGTTTTGTCACTACGACCACAACGGCGACACGTCGAAAGCAGTTAAGCATGCCGCTGATTTGCTTGGCATTAAACCTGCGCCAAGACAGCGTGTGGTTACGTCGCAGCCATCTGCGCCGGTCGCAACCGTTACCGACGACAAAGCACCCGCACGCCTTGACCGTGGCAGCTACAACATGGGCGAGCCGCTGCCGTTCTGCACCGACAAGGGGAAACCAATCCAGCACGCAGACAACCTGCGCGAAGTCGCCAGACGTATTGGCGTGACGATCCGGTACAACGTGATTCGCAAAGAGGACGAGATTCTTTGTCCGGGGCAGGCGTTCTCAATGGATAACGAGGCAAACGCTGCGCTGTCATGGCTTCGCAGCGAATGCAGCCTGTTTGATCTAAACACCGGCCCGCTTAAAGAGTTCGTTACCCTGCTAGCCGACCAGAATCTATACAACCCGGTTGCCGAGTGGATTCTGTCTAAGCCGTGGGATAAAACCAGCCGACTACAGGCGTGGTTCGACACAATAACCGGGCGCGATGACGCAACCGAAAGCAAGCGCCTACTTAAAGAAACGCTGATGCGCAAATGGGCCGTTTCCGCTGTCGCTGCCGGTATGTCGCCTAACGGTATCTCAGCGCCTGGTGTGCTGACGATTCAGGGCGGCCAGTACATCGGCAAAACGAAGTGGTTTAAGAGCCTGGTCCCCGACGAGTTGAACCTAGTGAAAGACGGTCTGATCCTACGCCCTGAGGACAAGGACTCAGTAAAGCAGGCGTGTTCATTCTGGATGGTCGAATTGGGCGAGCTGGATGCGACGTTTCGTAAGGCTGACGTGGCTGCGCTTAAAGCATTCCTGACTAACTCCAGCGACGTGCTGCGACGTCCGTATGCGGCCAAGGATTCGCAGTTCGCGCGACGCACTGTTTTCTTCGCATCCGTTAACCCGTCGAAGTTCCTCAACGACCCAACAGGCAACCGCCGATACTGGACTATCGAAGCAACAGCAATCGACCACACGCACGGCATCGACATGCAGCAGGTATGGGCCGAGCTGCACGTTATGCTCAAGGCTGGAGCCGGCTACTACCTGACGCAAGAAGAGGTTGAAGCGCTCAACGACCACAACGACGAGTTCACCACGCTAGACCCTATTGAGGAGCGATTGCAGACAGGGCTACGATGGGACGATCCGCAGTCAACGTGGTCCTGGGTCACGGCGACTGATGCGCTCGTTTCGGTTGGAATCGACAGGCCAAACAAGCAGGATGTAACGACTGCAAACTCTGTTTTGCGCAAGATGAATGGCGATCAGCACAAGCGCACCAAGACCAGCCGGCTCGTTCTGGTTCCGCCCAGAGCCACGTTCTGACATAAGACCCGCTTCGGCGGGTTTTTTGTTTTCAGCGATAGCGCACCAACACGGTGCGTTCTAGTGCGGATCGGGTGACAACCGCGCGTATTGGTTGTCACCTCTGAGCGCCTAGTGCCGCGCGGGTTTCAGCGTTTTGGTGACAAGGTGTCACTTCTTTTACTATGTTAACTTTTTTTGTTGTTTTTTAAACAGGGTATAGGGCTAATACGCAATAAGGACACATAGGAAAACGTGTGTCACCTTGTCACCTTGTCACCAATGCTCTGAAAGCCACGCAGCACTAGGCTTATGCTAAAAAACGATAAGCGCCGATTGTCACCAGCTAAAAACACATAATCAGATTGGCGTTTCGCGCGATTAACCCTATACAACCAACGCACACCACTATACAATCAGCTTCAGGAAAGGGCCGATTGGCGGTTAATGAACTGAGGAGTACAGGAAATGGAAGAGTTAATAGCGCGATGTGACCGACTGCTGGAAAAGGTCAACAAGCAGATCGAGGAAGACGACAAGTTTCTGGATGAATCGAAACGCAAGCTGGAAGAGTTCGACCGCAAGCTGGCGGAGCTGAAACAGGAGCAACAGCAATGACCAACAAAGACAACGGCGGGCCGGCTAGCGACCGTGAATTGCTGGAGATGGCGGCGAAGGCTGCTGGGATTACGATTAAGCCGGTAGAAATAAAAAACGTAGAGTTCGCCGGAGATGATCGATTTATTGGATATTCAACTGACCCGCATGAGTGGCTTCGGGGCTGGTTCAACCCGCTAACCGACGACGGTGACGCGCTGCGGTTGGCGGTAGCGCTGCGCATGGACCTAAACATAAATGACGGAGAGTGCGACGTATTCACTGCTGATTCGTTTTATAACGGTCGCGGTAAAGACACGCTAGAAACCACCCGCCGCGCCATCGTCCGAGCAGCAGCAGCTATCGGGAGTGCGATGTGATGAAAAGTAGATTCAGCTCAAATCTTACCGGGCGCTGCGAGTCTCACTCGTGTGCAGATGTCCACGAGCGTTGCAGTCGCGACGGAAAGCTGTATGCGGTTTATGGTAATGGGCTAGGCGAGCCTCAGGAGTATTACTACTGCGAAGAGGCCGTAAAAATTGATGAGTCTGCTGGATTCATAGTTACAGAACTGGAGCCTTTAAAATGACCGACAAAATCCAGCAGGCCAGGCGGGCGGCGTTTGATTCCGCGCTATCGATAAAAATAGTCGGGTCCGGCCGCTACGCCATCGAATCCACAAACCTGGGGATCAAGGTTAAATGATTGACATTATCTATTCAGCGCTAAACATCTGCTTTGCGATTGGCGCAATCGTTTTCTCGTCGATGGCTATTAGCTCATGGCAGAATGGCGACACTGCAAAGTCAACGCAACTGATCGCCTTCGCTTGCTACTGCGCAATCCTCGCTAAATAACCCTATACGCACACCAGTCCAAGCTATACACTGCGCGAGCTGGTTAATCTAATGGAGTGGA